GAACACCGATCAGGTGCGCTTCATCCAGAAGCACGAGGCCAGCGGCGGCAGCGTGCTGGTCTTCGACGGCGTACGCAAGGAGCGCGAGGTGATGCAGGTCGCCGAGAACCGTCTCGAGCTGTGGCTGCGGCTGCAGGGCATGGGCAACACGCTGGTGGAGCCGTGACCGACCAGCTGAGCCACGGCCTGGATCTCGAGGCGCTCCACGGGCCGCTGCACCAATCGCGCTGCCGGCTGTGCCGTTTGCCCTACCCGTGCTTCGCGGCGCGCGAGGCGGCGCTGGCCGCGGCGCGGCGGGCAGTCAGCCCTGAAAAACTCCTCGAGCAAGGCCGCGAGCGCGAAGCGCGGACCAGGCGCATGGCCAACCGTCCGTGATGACCGGCAAGCACTTCGCGGCGCTGCTCGAGATAGCCGAGTGCGCCGAGCAGCTGGTGGACGCCTGGCAGCGCGAGGACAGTGATTGGCACACCGCCGCCGGGTGGCTGACCGAGGCGGTCGACGAGTACCGCAACATACGCTCTAACCATTCCAACGTGCTAGAATTCCCCGGTGCAGCAGAAGCTCTTTGACGACGTGCCGGAGCGAGAGCGCGGGGCGGCCAACTCCGCGCTCTCGGCGTCCATTCCGGCGCTCACGCTGACCCAGCCATGGGCGTCGTTGGTGGCCATCGGCGCCAAGCGCATCGAGACCCGCTCGTGGGGTACGCGCTACCGCGGCCCGATCGCGATCCACGCCGCCAAGCGCATGTCGTTCGAGGACGAGATGCAGTGCTTCTTCGAGCCGTTCAACAAGACGCTTCGCACCCGCGACATCCTGTCGGCGCGCGATCTGCCGCTGGGCGCGGTGCTGGCGATCGGCCGGCTGGTGGACTGCCAGAAGGTGGGCGAAGGTGCGCAGCGACCGGCGCAGAATTCGCTGGAGTTCGCGTTCGGCGACTTCAGCTGGGGCCGCTGGCTCTGGTATCTGGACGACGTCGAAGAGCTCGACGAGCCGCTGCCCGCGCGCGGGGCGCTCGGCTTGTGGGAGTGGCGGCCGGACTGATTGATGCCGCACCACTGCATGCACGCCGACGAGCGTTCGGGCACGCGCTACTGCTGCTGGTGCGACCTGGACCAGCACCTGGAGCGGGATGAAGGCGCTGAGCCGAGGCACGGCGCGCGCTTCACGGGCCAGCGCTACGACCAGCGCTGGACGCCGCCGTCCAACCAGGACGACTGTCCGCGCGAGATCGGAGGCGTGCATGAGCGATGAGGTTCGCCGGCCCGTGGTGCGGGCCACGTTTCGCAAGGCGGTCAGCGACGACCACTACGGCACCGAAAGCGCCGAGATCACGCTCGAGCGCGAGGACGACGGCATGGACGTCAACTACGCCGAGCAACTGCTCGCGGAGGCGCGCCGGATCGTGCACGAAGAGCTCGCACGCTCGCCCTCGCCGGCGGTGCGGCGCGCGCTCGGCAAGAACAACGGGGAGTTTTAAGCGATATGGGCAAGAAGACCGGCATCGGCTGGACCGACTACACGATGAACTGGTGGTGGGGGTGTCTGGAGGTCACCGACGAGGAGTGCGGCGACTGCTACGCGCGCGATTTCGCGCGATCAGCCCGCGGCGGTAGCTGGAACGGGACATCGCACCCCGAGACCGGCAAGGTCAACCCTGAGATCTGGGGCCCGCCGCTCTCAACCCCGCGACGGCTGTTCGGCGACAAACACAACGCCGAGCCGTACGCCTGGAACGCCGCGGCGATGAAGGCGAACGAGCGGATGTGCGGCTTCGCCCACTCGATGTCGGACATCTTCGAGGCGCATCCGATGCTCGTCGATCCGCGCAAGCTCGCGCTGCGTACGGTCGAGAACACGACCTTCATCGACTGGAAGATCCTGACCAAGCGCATCCAGCTGGTGAGCCGGTACGTGCCGAAGCACTGGATGGAAGGGCAGTGGCCGCGCAATGCCTGGATCGGCTTCTCGGCCGGCAGCCAGGCGTTCTTCGACGAGCGCATGCCCTACGCGATCGACCTGCCGGCGCCAGTCATCTTCGTCAGTCATGAGCCCGCGACGGGTCCCATCAACATCGAGCAGCTGGCCAGAGCCGTCGATCCCAAACGTCTGTGGGTCATCACTGGCGGCAAGAGCGGGCGCAACTGGCGCAGCCAGATGATGGACCCGGATTGGGCGCGCTACATGCGCGACCAGTGCCGTGAGATGGACATCGCGTTCTTCTTCAAGCAGCACTCGGCGTACGGGCCGGGGGTCAGGCCCGAGCTCGACGGCCGGCTGCATCACGAGTGGCCGACGGTGCCCGGTGTTGGTGGGAAGCTCGGCGGCGTGCGGAAGAAGGCGATGGAGGAGGCCGTGTTGGAGCAGGGGGCGCTCCTGTGATGTCGGTCGACGTCGAGCGCATCGCCCACGAGCGTCTGGAAACCTGGGCGAAGGACTGCATCAACGACCACGCCACGCCGGCGCTGCTGCTGGCCATCGGCCACGACGAGTTCAGCGGTGAGGTGCACCTGTACCTGCCGGACGACCCGTATTTCGACCAGCGCCGCATCGTGCAGCTGCTGCACCTGGCGCTGCGGGAGCTCACGACACCGTCATGACGAGCACTGATCTGCATGCCTGGACCGAGATCGAGGTGCCCGCGCGACTGGCGGGTCGGCCCCGCACGCGTGGCTTCGTGGTGCCGTGGTTCGTCGACCAGGACGAGCAGGGCAACTGGGATTTCCGCCTGGCCGATCAGCGCAAGCTGGTGCGCGCGGTCAAGCTCAAGCTGTGCTGGCTGTGCGGTGAGCCGCTGGGGCGCTGGCAGGTGTTCGTCATCGGTCCGATGTGCGCGATCAATCGCACCACCGCCGAGCCGCCGATGCACCGAGAATGTGCCGAGTACGCGGCGGCGGTGTGTCCGTTTCTGACCCAGCGCGAGCAGCGGCGACGGACCGACCATCTGCATCCCGAGTCGATCGCGCCGGCGGGCACGATGATCGCGCGCCAGCCGGGCGTCACGCTGCTGTGGGTCACGCGCGAGGGCTATCGGCTCTTCCCGGCGACGGGCGGAGTTCTGCTCAAGATCGGCAGCCCCAGCGAGTGCATCTGGCAGTGCGAAGGCCGGCCGGCCACGCGTGACGAGGTGCTGGCGTCGATCGACAGCGGCTACCCGCTGCTGCTGGCCGAAGCCGAAGCGGAAGGGCCAGCAGCCATCGCCGCGCTGCAGCGCATGCGCGCCGCCATCGACCCATTGTTGCCGAATGAATGACGACCTGCACCAACGTGCTGATCGTGATGGGCGATCGGTGGACGATTCTCGACGGGGCGCACTTCCGCACGCTCGCCGAGCGCGTCCTGGACCAGCTATGACCGAGCGCCAGCGCGAGCAGATCGAAGCCCAGGCGGCGCGATGCTTCGCGGAGTTCTCCGCGTGGTGGTCACTCGGTCACCCCGAGCGGGACGCGCTGTCTGCGCTCGAAGGCTTCATCGCCGCCTGGCCGCTCTCCGATCCCGAAGACCGCCATGCGCTCGCGCTGGCGATGCTGCCGATGGTGAACGCCGCGGGGATCATCCAGGTGCCGGAGCGATGACCGAGGTGGTCGAGCGCCAGGGCGAGCGCTGTCCCGAAGACCCGATGGAACTGTGCGGCCAGCCGATTGGCCAGTACCACTGCCCGGACTGCGGAGAGGCGAAGCCGCGCACAACCGAGTTCTTCTACCGGCACAGTCAGGGTCGCGATGGACTTCGGCCCACGTGCAAGGTGTGCGTCGGCAAGGCCCAGCAGGCGTACCGGAAAGCCAATGGGTATCGACGCGTCAAGGAATGGCGTGCTGCGAACCCGGAGAAGCTTCGCGCCATGCGACGGCGCCAGGGTTTGCGGAGAGCTGACTGGACGCCTGATGAGTGGGACGCCGCTTTTGAGGCCCAGCAAGGCGTCTGCGCTATCGAAGGGTGTGGCCGCCCAGCGACTCAGTCCGACCACGATCACGACACCGGTAGAAGGCGCGCTCTCCTCTGCGCCGGCTGCAATGTGGCGTTGGGGGTGCTAGCAGACGATCCAGCCCGCATCCGCGGACTGCTCGCATATCTGGAGGCTCATCGTGGTCAAGTGCCCTGAAGATCCGATGGCGCTCTGTGGGGCTCCAATTGGGCAATACCACTGCCCTTATTGCGCTTGCATGCAGGTCGCGTGCTGCGCGCACGTGTGCGATCCCGACGTCTGCCGGCTGGAGAACTGCGAATGCCTGGACCACTCACCGACATCGCGCTGCTGACGATCATCCAGGAGAAGCTCGACAACGCGCGCCTGGTGGTGCGCCTGAACGGCCACGTGATCGGCTACTGCGTGCAGGACGCCAAGAACAAGTGGATCGTGCAGACCGCGCCGCCGCCGCCCGAGCGCGTGATTCGCGGCTCGCTGCAGGCCTGCGCGGAGTGGTTGTATTCGACGATCGAGCCGGAGATGGCGCGCGAGCACGGGGAGCGTGTCATGACGCCATCCGGTCAAGTGTCAGTCGAAGCACCCGCCGAGCCAGTTCAAACTGAGGCGCCGGCATGATGGAGGTGGCATGAGTGGCCGCCCAGCTCCCGCCGAACTGGCGGTCGATGCGGGTCAAGGAGCTGCGCCAGTGGCTGCGCGAGCACGGCGGTCCACCGCCGTACCTGAGCCAGATGCGCAAGCACGAGCTGATCGAATGGATCGAGCGCTACGAGCGCCAGACCCGCGAGAGTCGGCCGTGAGTTGCACGCGCTGCAACCTGAGCGCGCGCCAGCAACGTCGAGGCGACGCCCAGGCGCGCACCGGACGTCAGGTGGGCCGCCATCCGAGCTGCGGCCACGTGCTGTGGTGGGCGGGCGACGCATGAAAGAACCGCGTGGGCGACAGCGACGGGCATCAAGCGCGCAATGAGGAGACGGTGCGCCGCTTGAGCGAGTACCTGTCTCAGCAGCCGCGCGTGACGTCGGCGACGCGACGCGAGGTGCGTCTGCTGACGGGCGTCGACCCGGTCAGCGAGCTGGGCATTCCCGAGGCCGACGAGTCCGAGCTCGACGCAACCGCGATCGTGCTGGTGGTGCGCGTGCCGGCGCCGCACGCCGTCGGCGCGAAGATGGAGCGCTGCGCGGTCTGCAACCGTCGCGTGTGGGTGGCGCGCAGCACGCCGCCGGGCCCCAAGCGCGTATGCGTGGTGTGCTTCATGGACGCGCGGATGGGCTCGACCGATTGATGCCCAAGTACGTCTTTGAGCAGTCGGCGATCCTGCCAGCCGACGAATCGCTCAGCGTGCTCGAAGCGGAGGCGCTCTCCAGCGTGCTCGCCGCCGAGCTGCGTCGATGGCTGGACCGGATGCATCACCGGCGACACGCGGTGAGCTACGAGCCACCCTTTGAGCAAGTCGGGGGCGACTTCCTGCCGCCCGACGAGCAGGGTGTCGTGAAGCTGGGCGAACCCGTGCCCATCGACCTGTGAGCGCCGGTCCAGTGGCGGTGGTTTCCGAACGGATGTCCTACCCTGGATGGCGGGGCATGGACGCGCCGGGGCTGTTCACGCGCATGCAGATCGCCCGCGGCCGGCTGGAGCGGACGCTCGACGCGTACCACAACGGGGCGTACCTGCTTGCGATCGGGCACGTGCAGGCGCCTCAGCCCGGCGAGCTCGAGCGCTGGAGCGACGAGCTCGAGGACGCCTACGTCGAGTACCGCGCCGCGGTCAGCCAGGCGCTCCGCGGCGCGCAGGACCAGGCTGGATCGTGATGATGAAGCGCACGACCTACCGACAGCGCTACCTGCGCACGCCGCACTGGCTCGGCTTTCGCACCCGCGCGATCGCGCGCGCGCACGCCACCTGCCAGAGCTGCGGCAAGCAGCCGCCGAGCCTGGACGTGCACCACCTGAGCTACGCGCGCCTGGGCCGCGAGCGCTACGCCGACGTCCTGGTGCTGTGCCGGGCGTGCCATCGCCGCCGCCACGGACGCCGATGAGACCCCAACTGCGGCACTCGCGCTTCTACTACTGGTTCGTGGTGCTGGCCGGCATCGCGGGCGGCTACTGCGCCAGCGACCTCGTGCATCGCCGCCGTCGCCACCGCTGAGACGATGGTTACTGCTGTTGGAAGAACGCCACCTCGAACTCGGCCAGCCGATGGGCCTGCTCCTCGCGGGTGACGGTCGGCTCGTCGAAGATGGCGCAGGTTGCAATCTCCGCCACGGCGTCGATCGCGCGGTGGAAGACCGGGTCCATGTCGTAGCGCTGGCGGGCGCCCATGCCGTCGATCAGTGCGCGCTGCACCCGAGTTCTGGCGTCGGCCTGCCAGTCGGCGAGCTCGTGGCCGTCCAGCCCGCGCAGCGCCTGCTGCATTCGCCAGGCGTCTGGCGTGCGGTTGTCGACCAGCTGCTCGTACCAGCCGCGGATCTGTCGCCACGTCCAGCGCGGCATCAGAACGAGCCGCGCGGTCCGCGCCGGTCCAGCGTCTGGGCGAGCCAGTTGTTCACGTAGTCGTCGTAGGACTCGTCGTAATACTGGGGCGACCCGTGGAAGCTCGGCGGGTCCTCGCACTTCGGGCAGTAGGCCACCTGCTCGAAGCGGCACTCGCCCTTGCCGAGCGTCGTGCCGCGCCACCAGATCGGGTGCGCCACGGCCACGATCATCGGCGCGCCGCCGCACTCGCTGCACACGATGCTCACGACTTCGGCTCCGCCCGCAGCCGCTCGACCTCAGCCTCCGCCCGTTCCGCTCGCTCGCGTTGGCCGCGTCGGCCTTCCGCCACGCGATGAAGTTCGATCCGCAGCCGCTCGATCTCAGCGCGAGCTGCGGCCAGTTGCACCACAAGATGGTTGTAGGGCGTCAGCGTCTGGCCCCACTTGTTCGTGACCGGAGCCTTGAGTTGTTGGTTCTCTGTCTGTAGCCGCTCATTCTCGGCGCGGAGTTCGTCACGCTCAGCTTCTAACGTTTCGGTGTGATCTATGGACTGGGCGGCGATTTCCCTCCACGGCACCAGTGGTTCGTCCGTCACCGACATGTTGGGCTCGCCGGTCATGACCGCGCCATGACCACGATCAGCCCCGCGCTGCCCACGTACAGCGGCAGCATGAGCCACAGCATCAGCCGCCGTTGGCGAGCGAACCGCGCCGCCATCCTCGCCTCGAACGCATCGCACGCCGCCGCAAATCGATCGCCCGGCCGGTAGCTCATACGACCTCCTCGCTCTACTCGTCGTCCTCAGCCGCGATCTCGTCGATCATGGCCCGCAGCCGTTCGTTCTCGGCGCGCACTTGCCTGATCTGGATGAGCGTTGCTATCTCGCTATTGGCGAAGTTAGTGCGCGCCTCGTCGCGTTCCGCCCGTAACCGTTCGATCTCGTCATTCAGCGCTCGGCACGTTCCGATCAGCACGATCACGTCGGCCACGTCCGGACGGAACGGCTCGATGCACATCGCCTGCTGGATGCGCTCCACGAGAGCGAGATACTCGGTTTCGTTCAGAGCTGGCTCAGTCATCACCCCACGATCAAGTGTCATGCCTGCCGTCCTGAGACCCGCGTCGCGATCGCAAACTGCACCAGTCGCGCCGCATGCCGCTTGCTCATGCCCGGCGGGTCGCCCTCCTCTGACCCCGGCACGTAGCACCCGCACCGCTTCTCCACGTGCGCGATCGAGCCCAGCGCCATGCGCATCCCACACTCGTAGTGCAGCGGCGTCCCGTCATACGGCGCCTGCACGTCCCGTTCCGTGATCTCCTCGTCGCAGCGTGCGCAGCGGTTGGCCATCGCTTCGCCCACCTCCCAACCCGCTCACGCTACCACTCAACACGGGTCGCGTCGCTGGCTCGGCCGCGCGTAATCCGCGCACTCGCACCTGCCACACGGTCGCTCCAGCTCAATCCGCTGGCTCTCGCTGCCCGATTCGAGTTCGCCGATCCGCGGCTGCACCCAGTGGTCCTGCAGCTCGTGACCACACGTGCACGCGGGTACCACGCGTACCCGCCTGCCCGTCTTCGTTGCCTGCATCTCGCCCCCGATCCTACCGGGGCGGCCCAGCGGGTGGACGGTGGGACATTACCCGGTGTCTCGCCCCGAAGCCGACGCCGGTCTGTCGCCTCCGGTCCCGCCTTCACCCGCCAGACCGGCTCCCCCCATTCGCACGAACCGGACCACGCTCCGCACGCCAACGCTCGCTGCGCTCGCTCAAACGACGTGGTGGTGGTGGTGGTGGTGGTGTGGCCTCCGCACCTGGAGTTCCGACCGTTCGCCTGGACGCTCCAAAAAATATGCGCGTCGGTATTCCCCCGCCCTGGCGTGACTTGACATAACGGGACAGGGGGGGGGTGGTTGTCGTTTGGGTTCTGACGTGCTAGTAATGTTGGTGCATCGAGCGATGTGGTGTCGCTCGGATGACATCCCACACAGGAGATAGGAATGGACACCACGAGCATTCTCTCGAATATGAGCGCCAGTGAGCGCTCGGCGGCCGCCCGACTACTCGCGGCTCTGCTCGACGATTCCGCGCCAGCCGCGCCAGCCGCGCCAGCGGAGTCGATCTGGACAGCGGACAAGATTGTCCGTTGGGTCGACCGTGGCGGATCCGCTCGCAATGCGGCCGGCGCCACGATTACGGATGGCGCATCCGACCCGGATGGACTGCTGGCCGTGGCGGCCAAGTTCCCCGGTCGGCCAGTGTTCACGGCCGCGTATCCCAAGTCGGCCAGCGCTCGCGCGAAGTACCCGGACGCGGTTCTGGCTGGCACCACGCCAGCGCCGAAAGCGCCGGTAGCGCCACCAGCACCAGCCGCACCAGCGCCGACGCTACGCGGCCGACTGCTGGAGACGCTTGGCTACGCGGCCGAGCCAGCGCCAGCGCCAGCGCCGAAAGCGGATCCGCTGGAGGAGTTGCTCGCAGACGTCGCTCGCGTGCGAGCGCTGCCGGGTGCAGACGTGGTGCTGCGAGCGCTCCGCATGGTGCACGACAAGCACGCGGCCAATCGTGGGAACTTCACCCACGCGGACGTGGACGTAGCGCTCGGACTGCGCGAGCCAGCTACCACGAGCGCTCGCACCAAGTAACCGCACGCGGGACTGTCGCAGCAGTCCCGCCATTCTCCCCAGGAGGTACGCATGTTCGTTGTTCTGTTCTCTGCTCTCTGGAGCGCTTGGTGCTCCGTTGTCGATCTGTTCCAACACGTCGTCGTTCACGTGGTCGAGGTGCTGTTCTCGCGCGACTCGTTCCACACCAATTGCTGTACTGAGTGCTCGCTCGATCGCTGGGAGTCGACCGGCTTCATGGATCGCCGACGCGAGCGCTGGGGTAGCTACTCCTAACCCGGACAGGCCGGCAGGCCTCAGCGCCTGCCTTAGGCCAGCCTAGGGACTTTGTGACCCCTGCCTCCCTAAGGAGGGACCAGGCAGGGTGAGCCATCACGGGAGCAGGCCCAGGGAGGGAGCTGCTCTCGAGGCAGGCTGCGTCCTCGGAGCGGGATGCGGTCGGAAGCACGGCAGGTCGCATGCGTGCCTGCCTGCCTCAGGTCCAGGGCAGCGGGCCTGCCTACCTGCCTAGCGCGAGCCTCATTGGATGCCGTTAGGGTTCCGATGCGCTAGTAATCTCTTGTCGGTTTGTCCGCCGGTGCCGCGCTCTGCGCGAGCGTTCACGTCTCGACCCTGGAGGTCTGAACACCCCACCATGCAGTTCACCTGCGTCGCCTGCTCCAACGAGAGCACCAACCCTCGCCGATTCGCGATCGGCCTCGTCTGCCGTGCCTGTGCGGCGTTCCTCCGCCGCGAGGAGGCCACCTTCGAGGAGAAGGCCCTCCAGTTCGCGGAGGAGACCGCGCGCATCAAGCGTGCGTACCAGGCGGTCAGCTGACCGCACAGCCCAGGAGGAATGCTCCGCAGGCAGGTCGCTCCTGCCCCTGGGCTCCAGCGCTTCGGCGCTGATATCCCACTCCGGAGGTGAGGCTGTTATGCCCACACCCCGCATTCACGCTGCGCCGTTCATCTGGACGGAAGGCAGCTACTCCGTCGGTACGGACGTTGACGTCCTGACCGGCATCGTCTTCCGCGCGGTCAAGGCTCCGTCCCGGCGCCGCGCGAAGACGCAAGCCTGGCGTAAGACCCAGGCCGCACGGTTCGAGCGCCGCCAGGAGCGGGCGCTCATCGCGGAGCACATCGAGGCTGAGGCCCCGGTGTACGACCGCCAGTTCGCGCGCTACGCCCGCGAGTATCGCCTGGCGCGTGCCGAGGAGGAGGAGCTCGACCTCCTCTACGGCAGCGAGGCCGAGCGGCGGCTCGAGGACCTGCGCTACGAGGCGCAGCTCGCGGCCTGGCGAGCCGGTGTCGCCGACAAGCGGGAGCGACTCGGCGCGCTCCGCCAGCAGATTGCCCAGCTCGTCGAGGAGGCCGATGAGCTGGAGGCGTCCATCGACTACCAGGTCGGTGGCGTCTGCGCCATCTGTGGCGACCCGCGCTGCTAGCCACAGCGCAGCCCAGGAGGTTGACCGAAGGCGGGTCATTCCCGCCCCTGGGCACCAGCGCTTGTCAGAGCGCTGACATCCCACCCAGGAGGTGCGCGCATGTTCACGTGTGCTGCCTGCCGGAACGAGAGCACCAGACCGCTACGCATCAAGGGCGTCGGCCTGGTCTGCCGTCTCTGCGCAGCCTTCCTGATCCGCTCGGAGCTCTCGTTCGACGAGAGCGCCCTGCGCGAGCAGGAAGCCGTCCGTCGCCTCCGCGGCTAATCCCGCGCGCGACACCTCATCCGTCTCGCCCGGCCCGACTGACAGCGGGCCCGGCCGTTCTCCCCAGGAGGTGACCAGCATGGTCATGCCTACCCTTTCCTCCCTTACTCCCGCCCAGCGCGCGGCTGCCGCGCAGCTGCTCGCCGCCCTGCTCGAGGATGTCGCTCCGGCGGCGCCCGAGCCTGCGGCGGCGTCCATCTGGACCGCTGACAAGGTGGTCCGCTGGGTGGACCGCGGAGGCCGCCCGCGCAACGACATGGCGGCCACGATCACCGACGGCGCCAGCGATCCGCTGGGCCTGCTGCCGGTGGCCGCGCGCTACCCCGGCCGGCCGATCTTCCCGGAAGGCTTCCGCTTCAAGACGAAGCGGGACCTGCCGATGGACGCGGTGATCGTCCGCAAGGCGGGCACCGTGCGCAGCCCGCAGCCGGCCGACCTGCGGACCACCGCCCCTGCGTCGCAGCGCAGCGGCGGTTCGCAGGCCGCGTTCAAGGCGGGCCACGACCTGGGCTCGAACGCGCCCACGCGCACGGTCGTGGTGCGCGACCTGCTGCGCGCGGACGGGCCCTGGCTGCGCTGCCCGGAGTGCAGCGAGGCGTACTGGAGCGCGACGCGCGACGACGCCTGGCTCGAGACGAAGGTGCGCAAGCACATCGCCTCGAAGCACGCCTGAGGCGCTGACCCCGATGGTCGTAAGGCGAGTTCGACTCTCGCCTGGGGTCCCGGTGCGACATGCACCTGGAAGGAGGTCATGACAGTCATGGCCAGGAAGAACGATCGGGTAGGCGGCAAGATCAGCCGCGGCACGTGTGAGGGCTGCGGCCTGGACCTGGGCAACCGCCTGGACCCGTACTGCTGGGCCTGCGCCAAGCAGCTCGAGCGCGTGATCGAGCAGCGCATGCGCGAACGGCGCCGCGAGCTGGCCGAGCAGGCCGCCTCGTGACGGCCGACATCTACTACCACCCGGCGCCGGAGTGCGAGGCGTACGCGCGGCACTGCCGCGTGTGCCGCAAGCCCTGGTGCCCGATCTGCCTGCCGCAGTGCGACTGTGGCCCGCGCACGCTGGACTGGCGCCACGCCGTGTGCGGTGACGAGGTGTGGTGCCAGCTGTCCGCCGAGACCCTGACCTGCGTCGAGTACCTCGACGCGATGGACACGGCCGATGCTGCGATCGGCCGCTAGCGGCGCCTGAGGGCGCCACACGCCAACCCTGACGATAGGGAGGGAGGTCTGAAAATTAGGCCTGCCTGCCTGCCAGGCAGGGTGACGAGCCTCCCTGCCGGCCTATCGGCCTGCCTGCCACGCAGGGGGTTCAGGCCCCCGGAGCCTGCCCCAATCGCTGGGCCTGCGCATGGCCCTGCGCGCCTGCCCATGCGCGCCCCTGATGCGGGCGCTGGCGTCCGATAACGGACGCTTAGCGGACCCCTCCCTGCAGGCCCATCCCGCGCGCCCGCATGCGCCCACACACGAGCGCACGGGCCACGCATGGCGAAGCCCCCATTCGAGTTCAGTTTGCTCGTTTGGGTTCCGACATGCTATCGTTTTTGTCCCGTTCGGTCGCTGGTCGCCACGATCACGATCGGACGGCCCCGCCCCCGCGAGCGTGCACACACGTCGTGCGCATCGCGCATCCCACCTGAGGAGGTCTCGAGACCTATGCCCACGTTCACCGCGTCCTGCATCGCCTGTGGCGAGTTCACGTCGTCCGCCCGCTCCACTCGCAGCGGCCTGATGTGCCGCGCCTGCGCGCGCTTCATGCGCGCCCCGCTCGACGAGCTGGCGCCTGAGCCGCTCGTCCAGCCCTACGTCCCGCCCGCTCACCTGGAGCCCGAGCTCGAGGAGGTCGCCTAGCCCATGTCCGCCCCCGCCCTGTCCAGCGCGCGCCGTCGCCTGGCCGCCCAAGCGCTCGCCGCCACCGAGGCGCGTCTCGCCATGACCCCCGCCCAAGCCGATGAGGCCATTCGCACCCTGGAGGTTGCTCCCGTCATGACCGTCCCTACCACCGCGCCCGCCACCGTCGACCTCGCCGCATTCCTGGCTCAGGGCCAGGCGCTCCTCGCCTCGCTGCAGCCCGCCGCGCCGGTGGCGCCCGCTGCTCCGGCGCCCGCTGCTCCGGCGCCCGCTCCCGCGGCGCCCGCGCTGACGGGTCTGGCCAAGGCCCAGGCGTTCTGGAAGTCCGACTACGCGGGCAAGGGCGTGCCGGTACGCCAGCTCGCGAGCGGCACCTGGGTGGACGTCAAGGGCGCGTTCTGCAAGGCCCCCAAGGCGGCGCCGAAAACGCAACGCGCGCCAGAAGCGCCGCGTGTGGCGCCCGTTTCGGCGGTGCCGGCTGGGCCTGGCATCACGCTGGAGCAGCTGGAGCGGCTGCTGGCGGCGCTGGGTGGTGCGCCGGCGGTGGCTGCGGCTGCGGCGCCTGCTGCGGCGGCGGTGGTCGCGGCGGTGACGCCGGGCATCCGCGAGCAGCTGGTGGACGACGGCAAGGGCTGGCTGCACTGCCCGGCCTGCGAGAGCGCGTACTGGGGCGCGTTCCGCTCGGACGACGAGCTGGCGCGCAAGTACGGCAAGCACGTGGCGAAGGCGCACGCCAGCTGAGCCTGCACCCCACCGCGCTCCTGACCCTGGCCATGACCCCCGCTCACAGCGAGCGGGGGTCGTTCTGTCCCTGGGAGGACCTATGGACACGCTGATGACACCCGCGACTGAGACCTCAATCGACGCCCTGGCGCTGCACTGCGGCAAGTGTGGGCAGCGCCGCCAGGCGGTGGTGCTGGCGATGTACGAGGGGCTGTGCCGCCGCTGCCACGAGCGGGCGCAGCGCACGCTGTGCGGTGCCTGCCACAACGACGCCAGGCCGGAGGTGCTGTGGCGCTTTGGCGGGGTGTGCCGCGCCTGCCACTTCCGCGGGCGGTATCCGGCGGGCGGGCCGACGCTGGCGGAGTTCCGCGCCCAATCGGGCTGCGTCCACGACCAGGCGGAGGTGGCCTGACCGTGGGCGTGCTGAAGGCCCAGCCGGTCGGGCGCAACTGGCAGTACCACCTGGCGTACGGGCAGACGCTGCTGCGCAACGTGGGCTCGGTCGACCCTGCCAACGACGGCTGGCAGGTGAGCAACCAGGACCCTCGGCTGGTGAGTGCCCACGTGCACATCAGCCCTGAGGTGGCGCTGCTGCTGCTCAAGGGGCTGCGGGCGCAGCAGCTCCGCGATCGCGACCCGGTGAACCTGCCGTGTGGTGCGGCCTACTGGGTCGACTTCCGCGGCAACGCCCACGAGGTCAGCTGCGGCTCGTGGCATGGCGGCGAGCGGAGCCTGTGCGAGGGCTGCACGGCGCGGGCTGAGCGGGACTACCCGCAAGGCTGGCGCGGCTACCCCGGCGACGTGTGCCGCCACGGGACCTACGTGGGTGGGTCCGGGCGGGACGTGCTGTGCGGGCGCTGCGAGATGGGCGACTAGGGCTCGAGCGAGAGGGCGGCAGGCCTGGGTGCCTCGCCTGCCTGCCTTGAACCGAGGGCCGGAAGCCTGGGCCGCCGGCAAGCAATACGCGCACGTTGGCGCGCTATTCGAGGGAGGTTGCAGATGAGGGTTGTGGTTCGCGCGCGCGCGCGAGTGGCCGTACGAGCGCTGAGGGCGGCGTTTGGCACGCGGACGAGGCCGGGCACCTGGCGAACGAGCCCCGCCGGGCGGTCCGTGCGGCTGGTCCGCGTCGAGAGGAGGCTGGCGTATGGCCGTTGAGGGCACCGTCTACCTGATTCACCTGGATCAGAAGCTGGCGCACGCGGGCCACTACCTGGGGTGGGCGCATACCGAGCGACTGGAGGCTCGACTGGTGCACCACCGCAAGGGCTCGGGCGCGCGCTTCATGGCGGCGGTGTCCGAGGCGGGCATCGCGTGGAACGTGGTCAGGACGTGGCCTGGCGACCGCCACCTCGAGCGGTCCCTGAAGAACCGCAAGGGGGCAGCGAGGTTCTGCCCCACGTGCAAAGCGGCAGCGCGCGCCAAGTCGCGCATTCCCACACAGGAGGTCAATCAGACCTGAATGGCTACGCAGACGAAGCAGCAGGACGAGCAGGCAGTGGTGACGGTGGACCTGAGCGCGCGCATCGCGGCGGCGATGGCCGAGCGCGAAAGCGCCAGGGAGCTGCTCAAGGCGGCGCGCATGCGCGGTGATCCGGCGGAGGTCGCCGTCGCGGAGGGCATGGTCAAGGACGCGCTGAAGGCGTACCGCCAGCTGGAGCGCGCGCCGACGGCGCAGGAGGCGCTGGCCGACGCGCTCCAGCGCATCAAGGCCGAGGAGGCGGCAAAGCCGGCGAGCGATACGACGCGGCTGAGCGGCACCGAGATGCGCCGCAAGGCCAAGGCGCGCACGACACCAACGGTCGCGGCAGCCGAGAGCGACAAGGCCGCCGTCGTCAAGGAGCGCCAGGAGGTCGCCGAGGCCGCAGCCAGCGACGCGCAGATCGGCGCGTACCTCGAGCCGCGGATGCAGGAGCTGCTCGCCAACCAGACGCTGCGCGGTGAAGCCCTGCGCTGGACGCGGCGGCTGATCACCTGGCTGGCCGAGGCCGACGGCCACTGCATCAGCAACCAGCCAGTGCTGGCGCGCAAGTTCCTGGGCCTGGTCAAGAGCGAGCTGATGGCCCAGGAGCAAGCGCTGAAGGACGCGCAGGCGGAGCGGCCCAGGGCCGCGAGCACCAAGAAGGGAAAGGGAGCCAAGTAGGCAATGCGACGACTCAGGACGATCGAGGGCATGGCAACAGAGGTGACGGCAACGACGACGGAGGCTGGATCAAGCCAGGTGGCCGCCGTTGCTCCGGTGACCCAGCTGCGCGGCAGCCTGGCCCGCCCGGCGCGTGAGCCGAAGCCAACACACGTGCTCGAGGGCCAGGTCGAGCGCACCAACACGCGCGGCTTCGTGGTCGCCGGCGAGTGGGCCAACGTGTCCCGCTACCGCCCGCTGGCCGTGCCGCCCAGGGGCGCCGAGGTCCGCGTCGAGGTCGACGAGGACGGCTGGATCCAGGACCTCGAGGTCCTCAGCCGCCCGCCAGTCGAGATCAGCGGCAGCGACCGCATCAACCTGCGCCTGTCGGTGCTGCAGGCCGCGGCCAGCTTCGGCTCCGGCCAGGACTGGGCCGACAACGTCGTGATCGCCACCGCCGAGAAGTGGCTTGCCTGGGTGCAAGCCTGAAAGGAGGCTCGATGAGCCGACCCGTGTACGCCGATACCCTGCCGCGCCCCCGGAATGGGCGCGGCTACCTGCGCGCACTCCACCAGGCACCGAGCATCGAGTTCTGGTGCACCTGCTGCGCCTACTGCCGCCGCTGGGATGGCCCGCGCACCATCGGTGGCCGCCGCGACGCCAAGGCGCTGGCCAGCCGTTCGATCCGCCGCCAACTCGATCGCCAGCTCCGCGCCGAGCTGGCCTCTCTCCCGGAAGGAGCCTGACCCGTCATGACCCTGCCAGCCACCTGCTGCCACCGCGAGGACATCTACCTCCGGCCTGCCCGACCCGTGCTTCGCCACCGCCAGCTACCGCCTGAGCTTCGACCAGGGCAACGGCTCGAGCGTCACGTTCGACCTGTGCGATAGCCACGCCTGGGCGTACGTCGCCTTCAACGCCGACCAGGGCGGCCCCGGCGAGGGCGTCCAGGTCCAGGTCGAGCCCTGTCATGACCCCCGTGCCACCCACCGACGCCGAATCCGAGGCGGCACTCACCGCCTTCGCCGATGACCGCGCCTTCGCGCTCGCCCAGCTCACGCGCCTGGTCATGATCCGCCGCGCCGTCGCCGCCGGCTTCTACACCGACGCCCTCGAGGAGGCCGCCACGTCATGACCCGCAACCAGCCCTACGAACCGCTGTGCCAGCACGCCCTGCGCGTGCCGCTGTGCTGCGACCAGTGCGGCTTCGGCTTCGGCCTGTGCGCCGACTGCCCCGACCAGCCCTGCCCCGAGTGCGGCGCGCAGCTGGCGGCCTGCCTGCACACGAGCTACGTCCACGCGTGATCGGCCTCGAGCCATCCACGATTGCCCTGCTGCTGCTGCTGGCGCTCAGCCTCAGCTACATGCTCATCACCCGCGACTGAAAGGAGCCTGAGCTTGCATCATTCCCTGAGCACCGTGGCCACACCCGTCGCCAACCCCTACCTCGACTTCTACCGCCAGGCCGGCGTCCAGAGGTACAACCCGCGAGTGGACCGAGCTCGACGACAGGGTCTACATCCCGCAGTGGGACGGCATCCACGACTACCTGCAGGTCTACCAGCGCGCGCGCCGACCGGCGCGGACCCTGCGCCGCTGCGCCGCCGCGTACGCCGAGGACTGCCCCCTCGAGACCTGCGCCCGCCACGGCCGCCGCATCGACCGCTAGAGCCTCGTTTCGGACCGAAAACCTGGCAAGCCTGGGCCATTCCCTGCCTGCCGCCTGTGCGCACCTGTCACGCCCTGAGCCTGGCCTGTCACGGGCCTGTCATGCGCGCGTGACGGAGCGGTGCGCGCGCGCGAGCTACAACCAACCACCGCCTTACTCCGGCGTGACCACCGCCTACCCAGCCTGGGAGACACCAGCCCTGTCATGACGCTCCGTCCCTACCTCCTCATCGCGCCGCTGCTGCTGGCGAGCACGCTGGCCGCCTGCACGCCGGCACCACGCATCGAGCGCATCGCCACCAAGCTGGTGGCCGTCCCGCTTTTTCGCACCGAGGCCGACTTCCGCGCCGGCTGGCCGCGCGTGCTGACCGACGGTCCCTTCCAGTCCCCGCCCAGCCAGACGTGGATCGAAGGCACCGCGTCGATCCAGCCCCTCGAGCCCGAGCAGTTGGCTCGCACCGGCCAGTGCAAGGACCTGCCGCTGCACGTACGCGTCGGCGCCGATGGCGCGCTGGGTGTGCCGCCGCCCGCAACGCAGGAGCCAAGCGTGCTCCGCACCCAACGCGCGATGGACCCCAAGCTCATCGCGTACAGGGGCGACGAGGGCTGGATCAGCGTGTGCGATCTCGAGGGGCGCATGCGCACGAGCGGACCCAACGCGACCGCGTAACACGCCCGCGCGGATCGGGGAGTTTGCAAGATAGCATCCCGATGTGCTACAGTTTCTGTCCCGAGTTCGACTGAATTCGGCTCCGCCCCGCTTCGCGTGGGGCGCGTCCACTGCGCAAACCCGCGTCCGAGTGACGCCGCACGCCCCTGTCAGTCGCCCCCTGAAGGAGCACCTCGTTGCCGCACCTGACCAAGCACACCGCCGCGCACGTCGAAATCGCCGACGACAAGACCAAGGCTGTCACGCCGTATCTGGCCATCCGCCGCAGCTCGCACGAGCTCTCCAGCGGCGAGTTCCGCAAGAACATGAGCGGCGGCCTGTGGATCAACCTGTCGGCCGATCGCCCCAACGCGGAGATCGTCCGCGACCTGACCGACGCCGCGATGGCCGCGCTGGCCTTCGTCGAGCTGGCCAAGGCCGAGATCGACGCCCGCTCGGCGCCCACGCCGATCGCCGCCAGCTCCAAGCCCGGCTCAAAGGGCAAGAAAGCCGCGGCCTGAGTGCCGCGCACCCTGTACCAGCTCGAGGGCCAGCAGCTTCGGCTGCTGGACTCGAAGGTCAACGCCGCCCGCGCGCACCTCATCCACATCGCGCGTGAGGCCGGCGACGTGCCCGAGTGGAACGCCGGCGGCCACGGCTACGAGGCGCTCATGCTCCTCGAGAGCGCGCGCGAGCTGATCGACGCCTACCTCACCTCGAGCCAGACCCTCCAGGACGAGGACGACTAGGTGAGCCACCCCGCGGACTGCTTCGTCTGCGCCGACAAACGCGCCCGCTTCGCGCGGGCCTACCCCGCCAAGGAGGCAACCATCGCCATGACCATCCCTGAGCGCGAGTCTCGCTTCGACGAGAACCACGATGGTCCCGAGTGCATCAACTGCCAGCTGCCCATGCCCGAGGGCGCGCGCTGGCAGACGCTCGTCATCGCCAGGGTCACCACCCAGGGCGAGATGGACACGCTCGACGACTGGGCGCTGTGCCCGGACTGCGAGACCGCCTCGCCCGATCAGCTCGGCAAGTTCGTGAGGTACGCCCTGTCGTGAAGCGCATCACGCTGCTGCTGACCGAGGACGAGGCCGACGCCCTGGTCGAGGACGTGACCTTCGACACCAACACCGCGGAAGAGTACGGAGGCCACCCGGCCTCCGACTCCCTGCTCCGCAAAATCCGCCGCGCCCTGAGTCTGCCCGAGATCCAGGACGCTCCGCTGGCTCAGTGCAGCATCTGCGGCGGCTACGGCGGCGAGCACGATTGGGAGGTTCATACGGCCGAGTTGAGGCAGGGTCATGACTGAACTGGACATGCAGCGCATCGCCGAGCTGGTCGCCCAGGCCGGCTTCACGGCCTACGTCGAGCACACCGGCGGCGGCGTCATGACCATCTACGCCTACCGTGAGCCCGGCGTGTCGCTGCCCTGCCGCACCCAGCCCGACGTCGAGGCCGGGCCGGGCTCGCTCGTCGAGGGGCGCTCGACCGGCTTCCGAGGCGACTTTTACGTCGGCCGCTCCGGCGACGACGCCGCACGCCAGGAGTGGGGCCAGGACGAGTACCGCACCGACCTGGTCACCGTCACCGACGAGACTCTCGAGCAGGTCGCCGAGCTCATCGTCCGCCAGCTGCGCCAGGCATTCGAGGAGTGGGGGCCGCGCCGCGAGCCGCCGCTGTGCCTGCGCTACCGGCCAGCGCGTTCCGCTCAGTGCCAGAACCTGGCGGTGTGGGACCTGGCCGCCGACGACGGCAGCGACGGCACCGTCGCGCGGGTGTCGTCGGTGTGCAACGACCACCTGGCCGAGCGTGTCCGGGAGTGGTACGACGGCGCGATCGTCAGCGACGAGACCGCCGTCCAGGTCCGCCCGTGGGACCCGGACCTGCGCGAGCCGGCCGACTAGCCGTGGCCGCCTCGAACCAGCCGATCCCCGTCTACGATCCGCCCGCCTTCTGCAAGGCGACGCAGCGCGACGCGAAGGGCGTCGCCCACCAGTGCACGGTCCTGGGCACGCACACGCGCCACGTGTGCACCCCGGCCTGCCGCTACACCTGGCAGGCGAACAAGCCCGGCAGCAAGCCCAGGGCGGAGCGATGACCGGCGACGAGTTCGTGCAACGTCTGGCGCGCCTGGTCGACGAGCTGTTCGAGGACGAGGCCGACCTGCGGCTGTTCCGCGACTGGCTGCAGCTGTACCGGGCGCAGCGGCGCCGCCTACCACCGCCCGCGGCCAGGAGCGAGGCAACGCCCTCGACCTGAGCTCATAGCGCCACGCGCGGGCGCATCGCCACCGCGCCGCCGCATGCTCCGAGACGTTGCAGAAATGGTGCCGATGTGCTAGTATTTCTGCGTTGA